AAGAAGTTGACGGTAAACCAAAGAAACAAAGACCATCTGATAAAGGTGGAGTAGCACAGGGTGCACCAGCAAGTGGAAGTGGTACATCACAATCTAAAAAAGCAGAAATACAACCATATTTACAACCAAAGAAATTCCCAGACGGTATAACACCAGCTAACTTTGAAATTGTAAAGTCTACATTACAAAGTGCAATAGACTTTGACTGGACAAAGACAAAGGCAGTTGATGAACTAAGAACCAAAGCAAATATGACAGTTAGACAAGCAAGAGAAATTGTTAAACAAGAATTATCAGATACTAAGAGATGGGAGGAAGACGGCTTTTAATCTTTATATATAGGTTAAAGTGATTAAAATTATGGCATTCGGTAAAAAAAAGAAACCTACAACTGACGACGCAAGAAAAACCAAATTACCATCTGGTACAAAAGTAGAGTCTACACAAGAAAGTGTTAATGCAGCAGCAAAAAAAGCAGTTGAAAAAATACAAAGAACTGAAAACTTCCAGAAAAAAACACAAAACACACCGATTTATAATGCAGATCTAACTGCAATAAATGATACGGTAAAAGAAATAACAAAAGAAGTGGTTAAACAGGCACGAAGTGATTATGCTGTAAAAAACATTTATGTAATACTACAAGACGCTCTAAAAAAGGTAAAATTATCACAGCATTAGATTTGGCAACTAAATTAAACGTAGATGATGGTGGAACTGACTATGGTAAAAAGCTATGGGATAAGCATCAATCAGACGAATATACACATGTAGATCACTACAAGGAAGCAATTTGTATAAATTGTTTTAAAAGAGATGCATCTGCAGCAACAATTGCAGATATTTGTGGTGACTGCGCTGGTAAACGTGGTAGAGAGCCACTCTTAGCAACAATTACACATAAAATGTATGGGTTATGTTTCTTTTGTGGTAAACATAAATTTCAAATTGAACAGATAAATGCTAGATTTTGTAATACATGTCATAGAAGAGTTGCTAATGTAACTAAAGAGTATAATAAACAAGGTGGTATGTTTGGTGCAGACCCATTTTGGCAAAAAATGAGAAAAAAACACGGTAAAGACTGGCAAATAATAATGGGAAAGAACTTAGGCAATAGAAGATAATGTTAGAATGTAACGACGGACTTTGGTTTTGGTTTACAAATTGGTTTTTTAACTCTTGTCAGGTATTATAACAAAATAAAATCTATTCTGTTTGCTTTTAAATTAAAAAATTTGTGTTCCCAATTAATTTTTTTAGTCTTTAATGGCTTATTACCACAAAATTTTCCAACTTTGAAGAAAATTGGTGCTTTACGGAATTTTTTCTTAAAGAATTGTATATTTTCAGTCTTTGGGTCAAATGTTACATCATCATATTTTACTAATTTCTCATCACCAGATTGATATTTTTCTATATTGTTTCTTTGAAAGCAACTTATAGATCTTGAAGTGTCTGGACGTTCATAAAACTTTTCACAATCAAGTACAACTCTAAGTTTATCATCTGATGTAACCCATATATCCTTTAATGATATTGATGCATCATTTATTTCAGCTTTATCTGAAACTAAACGACCATTTCTTCTAACATATTCATCCATAGAATCATAAACATGTACGGATATACCCATGTTATATAATCAGTCATCTTTATTAATAAAGGTTTTGATTTTAATATATGGTTAAAAATGGTGATTTAGATTGTGAATGTGGTTCTACACAGTATGGTTATTATTGTGACAATGCTTGTGTTTATATCTGTTATAAATGTGGTAAATTTGACTGTAAAGGATTTTCAAAAAAGGTGAAAACATTGTTTGAAGATGAACCAGAACTAATATTACAAATGATACAAGATGGGTACCTTGTGCCATTAGTATCCAACTATGATGTATAAATAGTGTTCTTTAAATAGATGTTTTAGTTAATCTCAATATGTTCGAAGTAATAGACTCACTGTTCTCAGAAATAGTGATAACATTGGTCATCGGAAGTGGTGGAGCATTATTGGCTTATTTTAGGAAGCTTGCTGCTACACAGAAAAATCTCTGCCAAGAGGTTGAACAACTCCGAAAAGCCCTCATTATTTTGGCTACAGCTTTAGACAGACAATCCAATAGATTACACGAAGAGGCTGATTCTGACCTAGAAGACCTAGTAGGAAAGGTATTAGATAATAACTAACTTTATATAATGGTAGATGGCGCAATTCTCTATGGTAGACCCAATATTAGTAACTGTTGGTGCTGCAGTAGTTGGTGCAGGCTTAAATACCCTCAGAGGATATTTACATTCTGACGAGCCATACTCAGCAAAAAAGCTAGCTGGTGGATTGATTATATCTACATTCGCTGCAATCGCAATTGCACAAACAATTGTGACTGAAGGAATAGGTTTAGTCGGTCTCGGATTGATCGGTTTAACAACTGGTTTTGCAGCTGACTTTGCAGTTTCAAAAGCAAAGAAAGAGTAAATGGCTATGTTTTGGCTGAATAAGCCAACCATTTCACCTTTTTTAAACTTAAATATAAGAACCTTTTAATGATATATAATGGAAAGAGTAGGAAACATAATAACAAAATCAATGACAATATTAGATTCTACAGATGAGAATAGATTCTTTGAAGGCTATCTTACAGTTGAAATGAAAGATAAACAAGGAGAAATTACTATAGTAGATGAATTATACAAAGTATTACCATTATGGATGGATAGAGGAGCACCTATCACAGATACACATTCTAACAGAGTTGTAGGTAAAGGAATTAACTTTATGAAAACAACATTTGAACATGATGGTGTAACATATCCAGCAATTAAACTAACTGGTAAAATACATAAAAATTATGAATTGGATACAGATATTTGGGAAAAGATAAAATCTGGAGAATATAGAGGCTTATCATTTGGTGGAGCAACCAAAGCAGATAGAACACCTAAAATATTGAAGGATGGAGATGTAGCATATGCATTAACAGATTTGGAGCATTATGAGGTAGCAGTCTGTAAAGACCCAGCAGTACCATTAGCATTAATCACAGACCATAATCCATTAGCAAAAGCAATGGTTCCATCAGTTCCTAGAGGTGATGGTAAAGAAATCATAAAATGTGACAAATTTGGATGTTATGTGGATAAAAAAGAACCACTAACTGACAATGAAATTATGGATGATCAAGAGGGTAAATTTAATAGAAATCAAACAGAATCAGACTTAATTCAAGAAAAGAAAGGTGAAGACTTTTCAAACGCAGATATTGTACCAGCAACAGCAACACAAACAATAGATGCTGGAGGTATGAGTAAAACCGTAAAACCCGTAAAAACTAATGATAAGTTAGGTGGAGGTCTACCTTCAAACCCGTCTCCGACAAAACTTGATGGAGGTCTTGAAAAGAACACATCACCATCAACAACTGGTACTGGAGGAGGTCTTAGGGGTCTTGGTGGATTTGGGACTAGTTCGGCAAATAATGGCGATAATGCTATGATAACAACTGATACAGAAGGTGTAAATAACCCAGTAAATAACAGTGAAAAAGAGGAAAAAACCATATCTGAATTTTCAGATAAAGCAGTAAACAAGATAGCTGGTGCTATCTTAGCTGGAGCAGCAAGACTTGGAGCTGGTATAGCAGAAGGTGTAGGAAATGCTGCAAAAGATACAGTTGACTTTGGAACTGGTGTTGTAGAAGGAGCAAAAGATGCAATTGAGGACGAAGTTGAAAAAACTATGACATATAGAAATACGCCTGCTAATGTGGAAATGAAATATCCAGAAGAGGGTGAAGAGGTTTGGGACTCAAAACAACAAAAACAAGTAAAAGAGGATAAAACACCTAACAGAACTAATCAATTAGAAAGTAAATCAGCATATCAAACAGAAGATGGTAATAACCAATTAGGTGGTCAAGCTGAACCAGATGAAAAATTAGTTAGTGCAATGGGTGCACAGAATAAACAAAATACTAGTAAAGAAGTGGAAAACTAGTCTTTTATAAAAAGTACGAAATCTTTATATACCCTTTATATATAGATTTACTAATAACATGGTCAACGAAGACAATTCTAACGAACAAATTGAAGAAGTAGCTAAAGCTACATCAGACAACGAAATCGTAGAAAAATCTTTCCAAGAATCTGTAAAATCAGGTTTTGATACATTGACAGAAGTTGTTCAATCAATCGCAGAAACTCAAAAGGCTACCTTAGACTCTTTGGGTGACTTAGATACTAGATTGAAAGCTATGGAAACACCAACTGACTTGCCACTTTCCCCAAAAGGAACAGCAGCAAGTGACGACGTAGGTGCAAAGGTTACTGTACCAGACACCTATCAATCAAACTCAGTGCAAGCTGGATTAGATGATGATAGATCTGGAGACAAAAAACCAGCATCAGACAAAGGTGGATTAAAAATGCAACAAAAATCTGACACAGAAATAGTTGAGAAAGCAGAGCACACATTTACAACCGAAACCCCACGTCCTAATGCAGCATTAGAGACTGTTGATAAATCTTTCAGAGATGAATCAATGATTCTAAAAGATGCAAGAGCAGGTGGAGCAGAAGGTTTATCAAATGTAGCTCGTAATATCTTAGCTGGAAAGTATTATACGCCTTCTGACGACGAAGTAGGAGCATATTAAATTGGTTCAAGTGAAAACAATCGACGAGCTTGAAGCACTCTATTATGGACACAACAGAAACCTTCTAAGAAAAGCTGACGCACCAGTAACAACCTCAACAGCAGGTACTTTCAATGCTGTATTTGGAGCTTACGCATGGGCACAGTTGAACTTGGAAGCAAATGCATTCGGAATTTTACCAAAATATCCTTGGGACAAATCTGGATGGCGTGTGATTACAGCAAAACCAACACTAAGTACTACAGCATCAGGTACAGCAAATAATAATACTGCACTTGGTGGTACAGGTGAAGGTGGTTTAATCGCAGATACAGTAAAACCAACACTTCAAGAAATTGATGTACGTCCAAAAACAGCACAATTGCCTTTCAGTGCAAGTGAGGTTATGGAATGGTTGGCAACACACTCTAAAGATGACATTTGGGGAGGACTTGGTTCACTCCGTTTGTTCATGGCTGTACAACACAAAGAGTTCCTTAACAGAATGCTTTTAGCAGATGTTGAAGCTGAAGCAGCAGGTGCTAGTGGAGCAAACACTGGTACAAAAGACTTCGAAACCTTAGATAGAATCATCTCCAGCGATGCTGAAGAGGATGCAGTAGGTGGCTCACAAGCAGGTTATTATGACCCATGGGCTGCAAACGCAACTATCGATAGAGATTCAGGTACTGACTTTGATAGTACTGTAGAATCAGCTTCTGGTACCATTGGTACTAACGGTGTCTTAACCGACGATACACTACGTACTTTCTTAAGAAAGATCCGTATTGCAGCAGGTAAAGATCCAAACGTATTCCTAGGTTCGCACGAAGTCTATTCCGAAATACAAGGCTTATACATGCCTTCAGTCCGTATTCCAAACCCATACGGTGAAGCATTAGTACAAGTTGATGTAAACGGTATTCAAACATTCCGTGGAACAGGTGTAGGAATTCACGTAGACTCCATTTATGGAATACCATTCATCCCATCAAAGGATGCACCAAGCAATGCTAGCGACTCATCAGAGATCGGTAGATTATTCGCATTGGACACCTCAGATGCAGAAGGATACGGATACCCAAGAATCGGAATCCAAATCGCAATTCCAACCGAATACTACGAAGCAACTAGAAGAACCCCTGCATATCCATTTGTCAACAATGCATTTGTTGAGAAAGGTGTATTCAGAACTATGGGTGAAACTGTCTGTAGACACTTCAAATCTCAAGGTAAGATCAGAGATATTAAACTCTAGTCAAACCATCCTTTTTTCTTTTTTTAATCTTTATATATAGGTAGATACTACACTTTTATATGGCAGTTACAATAAGTACATCCGATTGGACAGCAGCTAACGTGAGAAAAACACTCTCATGGCAAGCAGCATTAACTTCAAAACTGCGAATTTATAAGTGTAAAGTCACTGCTGGTGGCTCTGACGCTTATGCAACCAATGGAGTGGCAGCTGACCTCAAAGAGGGAAGAATTTCTACACTCGTTGCAGTGATACCTGAATTTACAGATTCACTATACAAGGTAGAATATGACAAAGCCAATGAGAAAATCAAACTCTATTCCGTAGGTGGTTCAGCAGGTGCAGTATTTGCAGAAGTAGCAAACTCAACTTCAATTGCAAATAAAGTATTTGAATTCCTAGTCATAGGCTACTAGAGTCCAAAATAGCCGACTTTTTTTTCTTTCTGAGGCATAATCCTTATATATTCGTAGATAGGTTATTATTTATGGTAGAATACAACCACAATGCAGTATCTTTTAATGCTGACACAACAATTAAAGGAAACCATGGAGTTATTGTATCAGTATATGTATCAAAATCAGGCTCATCTGGTTCAAAATGTATATTCAAAAACGGTACATCATCAAGTGGTGGTGCTGAATTCACTATATTTTCAGAAGAACAAGGTACATATGTAGGTATAAACAGACGTTTTGAAGATGGTATTTTTGCAGATATAACAGGTAATGCTGAATATACTGTGGTTTTCAAGTAAATTTAAATACAAAGCCGAACTAGTATTTATATGGCTACAACATACTGCTCAGTTGGCGATGTATCGGATTATCTCAGAGTCCCTATTAATGCTAATACTACTCCTAATAAAGCACAGGTTGAAAAGATAATCAACCGAAAAGAAAAAGAATTAGAAAGGAGAATAGGACATGCATGGAGATCAAAAAAAGTAACCAGAGAAGTTCATGATTTACCATTACTTTATACTTATGGATGGGGTACACCTATTTTTCTACAACACAGAAACATATACGAACTTGATACAAGTTCTGGAGATAAAATAGAAATTTGGCAGGGTGCAAGTGCAACATGGGAAAATATTTTAGGCAACTCACATTGGTATGACATAGAATATGAATATGGTAGATTGTATCTAAGAGGTTTTATATTCTCAATTTTAAGAAAGAATAGAGTTAGAGTTACATATAGATATGGTGGAGAAGAGTTTGCTGGTGATACAACTATCCCAGACGACATTGAAGACGCTGTAATTAAAATGACATGTATTGAAATATTAAATACAAGTTTCAGAATGGATGAACTTCCTACTGGTGGTATGACAAATGTATCTGAATCCAAAAGAAAGTGGGAGGAAGATATTGAAAAGTGTATCGAAAACAGAAGGGAGATATTCGTGATACCATAATGAAGTTTAAGGATTATTTTCTTTCTAGAACAGCAAAACTTTTGAGGGATAGAGGATTTGTTGCAAGAAAAAGAAATGGAAAAATTTTCATAAATACACCACAAGGGGTGAAAGATGTTCAACTTGAAAACGTATCAGGTTTAATAGACTTAGTTGATAGATTAGAAGCAATGTTTAAACCTAAAGAGTCAATCTATAAAGAACCTCCAGATGTTGCAATTGTAAATAAAAGTGGTCAATTTCCAGAAGAAAAACTACCAGAACATTATGAAAGATACATAATGCCTGAAACTAGAGTTGATATGTCAAGAATAAGATTCTGGGTTGATACTAAAAAAACAAGAGGTATGACAAACGGTGATTTAACTGAAGAGTATAATAAATGGCAAGGAACTAATTTAGATACAATATCTTCTGAACAAGAAGAAGCTCTTAAAGACTCTATGACATTTAGAATAGCAAGAAAAATATGGTATGTTGGTAGAAGACCAGCATCTTTAAAAGATCATGAGTGGGATTTAATAACAGCCAAAATGAGACCAAAGAGAGGAACCTTCAGTAGAAATGAGAAATGGACTAATATGAGATTTCCATATACACAATCATATGAATATCGAAGTGGAGTTACTAAATGAGCTCTTTCATCTACGATGCAGCAACAACTGTAATCAACATATTAAATGATAATTGGTCTGCTGGTCAAGTCCCAGAAATTACAAAGGCATGGAAAAAGAGATCTGTAGGATTTGTGGATGATAGGAGAGATCAGATAGTAATAACACCTAAAGCAGAGAAAATACAATATTTTGGATTATATGGAGACGATCATTGGCATGATATAACTATAGATTTAGATATTAGAACATATCAAGATGATGAAAGACATAATGATATAGTGAAGGAGAGTATAAGGATTTTAACAGCCAAAATACGAGGTGGTACTGATTATACAGATTTGAGGGTAATTTCCTCATATACAAGGAATCAATACATGCGTAATATGTTCAATCATATATTAACCGTGTCTATAAGAAAAACAAACCCTTCATAAGTAATCTTTAAATACAAACAAGGAGAATTAGTTATATGGTAAGAACAGGTGCATATGCATATATCAATTATGGCTATGAGAACACATTTGGTGGTACAGCAAGTGCTATTACTAACTCATTCGGTCAAAGAACAGCAATTAGTGGACTTACATTAACTACTAATAAAATTGCATTAGGAAAATTAGGTCAAGTAGACCCAACAGCATTCGCATATGGAACCCAAAATGGAACATTAGGTATTAACTTTGTATTAGGAGATATAACATCTCATAAGATATTTAAATCAATTCTTGGTTCTGCAAGTGGTGCTGGAACTAGTGGAAACCCATATATTTATGGTAGTGCAACAGAAGGAGCTGCAACAAAATCACTAATAGGTAATACATTTACTACAGAAATTGGTTTTCAAGGTGAAACTGATACAATGGTGAGAACATTAAAAGGATGTGTAGCAAATTCATTATCAATGAGTACATCGATAGGTGGAACTGTTGATTGTTCTGTAGACGCTGTCTATGGAAAGGAAGATGCACCAAGTACTTCAGGTTTTTCAGATGACGCAACAGAAAACTCACAACCATTCACATTTGCACATGGTTCATTAAAAATAGGTGGATCAATTATAGCAGAATTACAAGAAGCAGATATAAACTTTTCACAAAACGGTGACTTACTATATTCAATAGGTGATCAACAATCAGTTGCTGGTATTAAAAGAAGTCTTGACATAAGTGGTAGATTTAGAGCATCATGGAAGAATGATAACTTAATTGACCAATTAATATTACAGTTGAAAGGTTCAACTTATAAAGAAACAGTTGAAAGTATGGGTACACCAGAATTAGAATTAGTATTTACTAACGGTGCATCAAGTGCAAAATCAATTACAATTACTGGATATGGTTTAGGAATAAATGATCATGCAGTATCTGGCTTAGAACCAGTTGAACCAGTATTTGAAGAAATTAACTGGCAAGTAAAACGTGCAAAAATCACAGTAGTAGATCAATAGGTTTATTAATTACTTAATAAAATGTAATATATGGCTATAAAGTCTTTTGATATAGATTGGAATGGTACACCTGAAATAATTGAATATGAAGATGATATCACATACGGTGAATTAGAATCAATACTTCAAAACTCAATAGATTTAGGGGATGTTTCAAAACCAAAAGTTGATATTCCAAAATATAGATTTCAAATACTCTTGAAAGTGTTAAGAAAAGCACCATTCATAGTAAATGACGCAGTAGCACTTAGAAATATTAAATCAAGACAGGCAAATACAATCATGAAGGAGGTCATGAAAGACTACCCTTTAGTGAAATTCTTAGGGGATTGGGTGGAGACGTTTACAGGCTCACTGAATCCGAGCGAAATAGATTCGCTATCTACTACATCTGTGCCATAGAATTTGGCTGGGATTGTATAAAAGTAGATAAACAACCTCTCACTTATTTAAGAAAATTGATAGCACTTCATATGGAAGAAAAACGTAAAGAGCAGGCACAAATGAGACATTCATCGTCAGGTTTCAAGAAATCTTTTTAAACTAGAAGCCATATAAAACATTATGAGTGCAAATGAAGGAGATGACGCATTTGATGATTCTGAGATTACTGATGAATTAACAAAAGTGGTAAAAAACCTTAGTGATTCAGTAGAAAGACTCACCAAACTAATGGAAAAACAGATAAAAGCTGCGAAAGACGAAACTAAATGGCGTGCAGATGCATCTAAAAACAGAAAAGAAGAGGCTAAAGCACATGATGAAGCAGTAGCAGCACATATTAAACTTAGACATGAGTTGGCAAATTCAACTAGTTCTATGCAGATGTTTACAGGTTTATTAAGTAGGGGTGCAACATTAGGTACAGTATTTAGTGCAATAACAAATAAGGGACAAGCTCTAACACAACAATATGATAAATCAAGAGAAAGATATGAGGAATTGGGTAAAACTGTTCAAAATTTAGAAAAAGCTATTGCTGAAGAAACAGACCCATCAAAAAGAGAAGAATTAGGTAGAG